ACCCCGTCACATATCTGCTTCGGCCCTGACGGGCCGACACGTACCTCGCACGCACATATTCTGAGTTTTCAGTCTTCATTTCATTTCATTCTTTTATGTCTATTCCAGCTCAGACCTGGAATACTTTAGGCTTTGGTACCAGAGCTACCGCCGCCGAGGCACTAGCAGGAGACGCATTAATCGCAGCAGGCCCAGTAGCCTTAGGAGCAGCAGCCCTAGGAGGTATAGCTTACGCTGGATACAAACAAATGGCACGACGACGCCCACGATCATTCCCAGGACCATACCGACCGAAGAAACGTGGTTCCTACGGACCAAGAAGCAGACCGCCTTCCAGGCGATACAGGCTGCCAAACTTGCGAATTGGAGGTTGGCTTAATCGAGAACTTAAATTTAAGGACGTCCAGCGTAATGTGTCCATTTCAACAACTATTGCGGGGAGTGAAATCGATCCTGACGGCGGTGTCAACTGCCTCAACGCCATCAGTCAAGGTGACGGGGAAGAACAACGCGACGGCCGTGGTTACAAAATCACATCAGTCCACCTTAGAGGTTACGTCCTGTTCGCCGGGCAATCCGGCGCAGGAGCAACCTCGGACCACATGAGGATCATCCTACTACAGGATACACAAACGAACGGAACACAGTTCAATGCCGAAGACGTCATTGATAACTCCTCCGGAGTTAATGAGCTACAGACCGTTGCTTTCCGAAATCTCGAGAATACGAATCGCTTTAAGATCTTAAAGGACATCGTTGTACACAAGCCGACTACCGGACTTGCAGGCAACCAAGCTAACCCCGGTGACGTTGAATCCAATTCCGCTACAATGCCAATTCAAATGGACGTCAACTTCAAGTACCCAGTTAACGTCCTTTGCACCGGCACAGGTGGAACGGTTTCTAATCTTACCGATAATTCGTTCCATTTAATGGCAATCAGTGTCAATTCCGGGAACAGTTTCCGATACATTTGCCGAACGCGTTTCGTTGGCTAAATGTCCAAGAGATACCTTTCCAATAAACGGTTTTAACGGTCTCTTTATTACTATCAGTTCAAGCTACGCTTGAACAAGCCCAGATACATCATTCAGTTAGGCGATACACTGAGATTAATGCGCCGCAAGCGAGCCTTCGGCTGAGAACTTGAAATTACTTCAAGTCGTGCGACGCTATAGCATTACAAGGGGTCAGTCGCTCACGCGACTTCCATTTATTTCAGAAATAACCACCATTGGGTTGATCTTGTTCAGGAGCAAAATCACGGGGCATTACATATTCAATCATATCSGCTTCCAAAGTCTCCTTCTTCCACACCGTACCGAGTTCACCACTAAGACGGCGACGAAGAGCACGAAGACCCTGCCGGTACCATCGTGTAGGACAGACGTTGGAAGTGATGATAACACGCTCCGCCAGAAAAGGAACACTGGATCCTTTCGTCTCCACACGGAAGGGATAGCGGTCCAACAATCGGCACAGAAAGCCATATGGGAGCCACCCATAGAACTCATCAATGACAACAACCTTTTGACCATCGTAACCATCCCAAAAGGCACGCTGACTGTTGGGCTTGGAAAGCCAGAAAGCTTCTGGGCCACCAGATTCCCAGGCATATCTACTTTTACCAGTACCTGGTGGACCCCATATGACTTCAGTTTTGGTCTGCCAGCTCCGCTGTCCTACAGTCAATGCACGATAACTCCTAAAACCACGCTCGTAGCGGATGAAATCACCGAAGTGGCTCTCTGCAATTTCACGTATGGTTGCACCATTTTTCAAAGCATCTTGAATCTATTATACAGCAGGAGANAAGTCACAATGCGAATCGCACCAGTAACCAAAGTCTAAACGACGCCTTACAGCTTCCAGGTCGCGCCTGCGCCCAGGCCGGTTACGCGCTTCGCCATGCTCGTGATGACGACCACCATCAATGCGACTCTCCTCCTTGCTGGTATACTCCACAGCTTGTTCATGAGACCCACGACGGACCTCCGCATGACAACCAGGCCAAAGGGCACGGAGACTTGCCAGACGCTTGTTACCAGCGAACTGGACATAGGCCTGCACGTGTAAGGTGCCACTTTCACCACGTTCCAGCTGCCAAGAGAGATAAGACCAATCCCCAAGACGCTCTTGGCCAGTGAAAAAGTCATCCAACTTTTCTTCAATCTCCAAATCAGTGCCCTGAAATGGAGGATTGTTCCAAGTGAATACCCAGTTCCTGGACTGTTGAGAAGGCATTTCTGGTATCACCACAAAGATTAATTGTTGATGTGAAATGCTTCATTTAATGCTATGCGCACGCACATATTCATAGATGTCACATCTGCAAGACCATATATGGGTCTTTCCATGGGATGTGACTGAGGTGACGGGGGTAATACTG